CCAAACATATAGATGGGGTATGTCGAGATATCCGTACGATGTTTGCGAAAGATGATTCGTCTTGGTTGATCCGTCCCACTGCTGGACCGTTCCCGTAGTATTATAAGAAATCGAATACCAAAACGATCCCTTGAACGAGGCCGTGGAACAACGATAAGTATTAATCCCACTGTCCGAAGTAGTAGAAAGCAGAGTATCCCATGTTATCCCGTCAACGGAACCCAGGATTTTATAAGCCGTATCAGACGTTCCATCGGCGTCCAGGGTTACGATCATCCCATCCCATGAACAAATAGGCGACGGGTTTGGGGGATGATCTGCCGTCGATGTATATTTCGTATCGTAACTTGTCGCCGTAACCACCTCTTCTATAATCGACGGATCGCCGCCCAAATATCCGGTCCTGACGCCATAAAAGGTATTCCCTCTTTCGACGGTCAGATACTTCCCGCTTTCATGGCCCATAAGTGTATTCTGGGTTCCGGTTGTAATTTTACACCCCGCTCCAAGGCCGACAAAAACACTCTCTTCCGGCTTCCATCCCCATTGAAGTTTATGATGACCGCGACAAAAAAGAGGTTCATAGAGGTCGCCATTTCCGGGAAACGGCCAGTTTTCTTTCAGAAGAAGTCCTTTTTCGGATTCATCGACAAAAGGAATAAATCCCTTTTTTCCTTTATAAGTCGTATCGAAAGTATCGTCAAGTCCAAGATAGGTTTGAGCCCCGGCAGCCCCGACACCCCCAGCAACCCCGGTACCCCCTATAACTCCAGCCGCCCCAGCAATCCCGCTGGGTCCGTTAGCCCCGGCAACGCCATCCAAGGTAAGGCCGATCGGAACCGTACCCGTTTTAGATTTAAGGGCACAGACATTAAAATCCTTATCCATCCAAGGATTTTTAACAGTCAGCTCTAATTCCGGCATTTCATTCACTTAATCAGGAGTGATCTTCCCTTTCCTTGTCATCTCCTGATAGAAGATCTTCAATAAATTGACCCTGAGAGAAGCCCCGACGTTCTCGGCATTCGTTAGTTCTATGGCCGCATACTTTCCCCGGAGTGCCATATCCATCTTATCCTTTATCGGCCAGCGGTAGTCCTGATCCGCTGTCGCACTCGGCGTCGCTCCCGTGAAAGACTTTGTCCTGAAGGCATCCTTGTCCATATTGATATACATATTGAGCGTGAGCGTATTTCCCGTAGGACATTCATGCTCAATTTCGAGATATCTCCAGTATTTGTATTTTTCCTCTCTTATCCAGGGGAGCCTTATTTTCGCCGTGATGTTCGTCGTGCCGTCCTGTGTTCCACTGTCAACTTTATAGACATACCCATCCCGCGTCCCCAGGTAAAGCTGGCGTCTTTTGGACGAATCTCTCGCTTCGCCCAGGAAACTCGGCGTCTGGTGCCAGTAGAAAAGATAATCGCCGGTGTTCATGTAATTGCAGACAGCCGTTCTTGCCGATCCGCTTGTGCGGTCTGAAATCGTAAGCAGAATCTCGTTATATTTTCTGTGGTGGGCGGCGCAGATAAAGTCAAGCTTCGTATCGTCTATCGTTTTAAAAGTTCTTTCAATGGGCTTAGAAATCGGGATCGGGTAGGGACTACATCCGTTGAAGGACTCCCAGCCACGTTCGCTGAGAAAAGTCAGCAGATCGTTGGCCCCGACAATGGACCATGGAGCCCGGCATCCGTGATCCGATTCGCAGTCATAAATCCCATAGGTTCCATCATCCTTTTTGACAATGTATTTTATACTGTTTCTCTTGAAAACATAGAGGTAGGATTTATAGGGATAGATTCCCGTGATGACATCTTGGGTTTCTCCGGATTTTGCAGAGACCCAGTTGTCCGCAATATAGAAAGCATCGGGAACACTTGTCTTTGAATAATAAACAAGATTATCGTCATCATCCGCGACCCAGAGCCTATCGTCCCACCAGGTAAAATACTTCCCCAGAGGGACGATATCGTGATCCTCTTCCATGTCCACGCCCAAGGCCGTATCGTGGAGGTTGTCAACAAAGGTTGTCGTCGTATTGTCATTAATAATGGCTACGAGGAAATAATCCTCTCCTCCGGCAAGAGTACGGAAGATATAACGCTGATCGACCTGCCCGGTGTCTAAAGATTTTGGAATGTTGGTAAGCGTGACTTTCTGATGTACGCAATCGACGGCCAGGGCCGAACAGGTGAAGTTCCAGTAATCGCCGGATGTGTGTCCTGTTGCCGCGCCGAACGCAAGTTCTATCCCATAGGAAAGGTAAACCGTCGTAGCAAGCGGGATTCCCGTCGAAACCCAGGTGATGCCGTTGTCTTCCGACCATTTCATCGTATCCGCAGCGCTGTCGATCTGGACCCGAATGTTCTTATTGACATCCGCCGTGTAGGTCCCACCCGGAGTCAAGTCATTAAGGCCGGAGCCTACAAAAGTCTTGCTCCCGACAAGCGATTTAATGGGATTGCTTAGGTTGCCATAGTTCCCGGACCTGGCGAAAGCGACGGCGTAGCGCCTCATGCCAGTGATTTTCCCGCCGGCGGTCGAACCAATCTTGATGGAATCAAGGTAGGCGGTCGTAGCCACGGTAGAACCATAAAGACTGAGTTGGACCTTCCCGGCGCTTGTTGTATCCGGACAAATCGTGTAATACTCGCCGATGGAGACACCATCCATGAAAACTTCGCAGTATTCCTCTCCGGGTTCTCTTGAATCGACGTAAATTTTAAATGTTACCCACTTATCCTGATAAACCTTTACTCCGGCGGAGACCCAGTCGGATCCGTTCTTGACATAGACATCGCTGGAATCGACAATGAGCTGGAAGTGGATGCTGCCGTTTCGGATGGAAAGACCATAATAATCATTCGCCGCCTTGGTCCCGAGGGTGTCGAAATAGATGGAAAACTCAACTCCATATTCCGGACCAAGTCCCGTGATCGTCCTGTATCTTGAAGAGATGTCGCCGGAAGCCCCCGTGTTCAGAAACTTCATCGTGCTCTTGCTGTCGTAAGTCGCTTGGCTCGTCGCTCCGGATCCGGCATCAGCACTCGTCCAATCGGTTATAGCCGCGCAGTCCTCATCGAGAAGGGTTTCCTCAAAAGAAGCCGTAAGGGTCGGAATTGTCGTAGGGGCCGAGATCCCGGCCTGAACAACCGTGCCGGAGCCCAGAATCATCTTGTTTTGGATTTCGCTTATAATGAATTGCTTCCCCTGAATCTCAAGTGGACGCAGAGGATGGGCCAGAGAGGATGCCCAAGCATGAATTGAACCCCACGGATCTGCGCCACTCCATCTCCAGATTTTATCTTCGCAGATCGCAAGTTGGCAGAACGTGCCCGCCGCATTGTAGTAGGTCGTGTAGCCGTAAACATCTGTCGTAAATCCTCCGTAAACAAGACTGAGGCCGTCTCTTTTCTCGATTCTTAATCCATCGGTACTTATTCGCCAGTTCTCCATGAGAAGTGCTTGGTTCATGGGTATCGCGGTTACGGCAGAGATTTCATTCATCCCGCCGTTGGGCGTTATCTCAAGAGACTTTAATCCGCGTCCAGTTTCAAATCCCATGTTTTAGTCCCAAAAACCATCGTAAAAGGCTTTGTCGCGCGCCTCTACTGATTCAAGACTCAAGACAGACTCGCCAAGGAACCTTGGTTGCTGCTGAACTTGAACGCCGATAACGCCCCTGACCTGACCCAAGAGCCGTGCGTAAAGGGTTTCAAGGCCAGTCACCGAGACCTCGTTCATAATCGCCACCAGGATGCAGGCTTGAATCGAGATAAGATCATGCGCGATCTTGGGGATGATCGCCGGGCCCGTTACCGCCCACGATGCCGATGCCAATTCGGGTTGGATGATCCAGGCGCGGGCGTAGGATGCCTTAGCCACACTCGGTGTCGGCCAGAAACAGATCGATCTTCCCTTGAGATACCAACACTTAGGATATTCCGCCGTCTCGCCCACATATCCCTTGAAGGGCAAGAGTTTTACGTCTCTGTAGGGAATAAGTTTCGGCACCTCGCTCGTGACGTTTTTCTGGATCGCCCAAATCTGAAGCCATTCAGTTGTGAGGGCATAAGGGACCTGACTTGCGACTAGGGTTATATCCTCGTAGGTTAAAAAAGTTTCCGGCAGGAACTCCACAAGATCCAGAACGACCTGCCTACAGGCCCAATTTATGTAGATATCGATAAGAGCATTATCCGACGGTAAAAGAGTGCCGCTATCCGTCTCCCAGTCTTTCGAAAGGTACCTTACCGCACTTCTGATTTCAGCGAGCGTCATATTTTCCCTCCTATGAGCCCGCCGTCTGTCTTACTTTTCTGGAACAGAAACCTTCATGTCAAACTGCTTCGACTTTCCCCAGTTTAAAATCTTCATCATTCCTTCCGTCGCCATTTCAACCGCGAGAGCGCTTTTCTTGGCCTTCGATTCTTTCGCCTGATCCATGATCCACTTAAAGTAGGATCCGCCAGGGTAAAGGATGCTCAGTTTTTTTCTCTGCCGAATATTATCGAGGACGTTGTTATTGAGTTCCTTGAAGACGCCGATTGTCGGATCTATGACCTCCGCAACGAAACCCCTGCTCATGTAATATTCGTGCATCTTCTTTTTGATTTCCCAGTATCCGGCTTTTTCATTCCAGGCCGGGAAATAGGACTTGTCGATTATTTCCAAGTCCCTGAGAAACCACTTTGGAGCGATCATGTACCCTTTTTTGCCTCGTCGATCTTAATGGCAAGCTCGGCGAAGTCCTGCTTGATCTTGTTTTCGCCACTCAACTTATTGACGACCTTTTTCAGAAAGTTGATCTCGATTCCAGAGAGAGAAACCTTCAGGGGTTTCTCTTTTTTGCTCTCCCACTTCACCCTTCCAGTCGGCTGTCCTTTAGGGTCGAGAATATCGTGATAGTTGAGTGCGGTGAGTTCCTCTGCACCGAGCTCGACCTTTCGCTCAATCTGCTTCACGATCTTCATCTCCAGAAGATTGCCTTGCTCCGGGAAAATGCTACCGAAAATAAGTCGGTCGCGCACGGAGAACTCCAGCGTTACTCCGGGATCAGCCGGAGTCGCCGGAACAGACGGTCTCTTGCTCATGCTTTCTCCTTTTAGTTTTTACCTAAATATACATAAAGTGTCCCACCGTCGATGACGGAGAGATTGAATCCGTTAAGCCTTCTTCCGGAACGTCCGAAGTCAAGAGAAACCAGGTTCACGTCCGTATGGTTTGCCCTCAAGACCATCGCCGATCTTGCAGCTCCATCCGAGCCGTATTCCTGAATCACAACGTCATCATCGACGGCCCCTGGAGTGAAAACGATCTTTCTGATGATTACCTGGGTTCCTGCGGCTTTGATGTTTCCGCCCGTTGCCGTCGTGAAGCTCCACAGTCTTTCGCTTGTAGTGTCGTTTGCCATGTCTTGCTCCTAATCTTTTAATCCGGTTCCTAAAGATAAACCCGTCGTTGTTCCAGCATCCGGAAAATCTTCTCCCTCGGTTAAGGTCGGCATTTCAGAAAATTGCGTTTGATAGCCCTTCTGAACTTCGAGAATAAAAGTGAGATAGAGGATTGCCGCGTCGGAGAGTTGTTCCTGATGGTCTTCGTCGGTTACTAGGTTGTGCACTTGGCTAAGAGCCGGAGAATCCGAAACCTCGGCCTGCGCTCCCTCCGCGACGATGAGGTTATGAATCTGGCTTAGGGCAGGCGCGTCGGATATTTCGGCCTGGAATCCCTCCGACGGGACGAGCGGAATTACCTGCTCAATCGCCGGAGAATCGGAAGTCTGATTTTGCGCTCCTTCATTGGCCGCCAAGACGAACGTCTGTGTTAATGCTGGAATATCCGAAAGTTCGGTCTGATAACCTTCTGCCGCCGCGAGTTGATGCTCCTGTGTCAGCGCTGGAGCGTCGGAGAGTTGCGTCTGCACGCCTTCGGCAATGGCGATATTGTGTTCCTGGGTCAATCCGGGTGCATCGCTACCCTCAGTCTGAAAACCCTCAGCCGCGATGAGATCGACCGGGGGAGCCGCAGGCGTCAACGCTACCGCGTGCCCGCTACTGACGGCTGACGTGAAGGTGCTCAGGGAATGGGCGTCGATGGCATCCGTGCCGGACTTCACCCCGCTGAAACAGGCCAGCGCACAATACGTGCTATAGGCAACGGCATATCCAATGGTGATCGTGCAGACCGGGTCAGAGCCGGAACAGGCGGACGCCACGCCGCCCAAGGCATTACTACCGAAGGCCAGGAATAATCTACCATCCGTGACCGTTGGGGTCGGGACAGCTATCGAGGTTCCGGCTGAGTTAATCTGTTGGTTCGCAACGTCTATCGGGCTTGTCGTATCGACGCCCAACAGCGCCATCATCTCTCCACGGTTGCGCCCCGATGTGCCGAGAGTAAAAGTAAAAGTGCTGGCGGCAACGTCGGCGGCGTCTGCAAACTTATAGAACAGCGCCGAGCGGGAGCTTGCCGTGTTGGACTGCGCCCCGATTATCGTCCAATTCGCTGGCGGCGCGATAGTGCCGGACGTCGCCTTGTTGACAACGTGCGCCAGCATGAAGTCGCCGAGAGCCAGACCCGCGGGCTTCGTGATAATACAGTTTGCAGAATTCGCCCCAGGGCTGGCCCCAACGGACCGTAATGAAATAGCCAAGTAAACTCCTTACGCCACGTCTCGGATTTCGTCCACGTCGGTCGCCGGGAAGTTGACCAGGTTGCCGTTCGTCAGCACTTGACTTGTCAGCGTCCCGACCAGGAGCAGGGTCGTTGTGGCCTCGATGCCCAGGGCGTAATGCGTCGCCGTCCCGTCGTGGTCGACGGTGATCCCGTTCTGTGCCGCCAGGATGAGCTTCCGGCCCGACGTGTCCCCATAGCCCTTCGAAAAGTCTCCGCTCGTCAGGATGTGCGTCGCCAAGTCGACCGTGTCCCGTGCATTCGCGTAACTCGACGGCTCAGCTGAACAGATGAACAGCCGCGTGGCCGCTCCAATCTGATCCAGCATCAGGTCGATGATCGCATCTGGAATGAGTTTTGCCATGTTATACCTCCATTCTCTATTCAACCTTGTCGATTTCGGACGCTTTCAAGAAAAGCGGATGCTCAACGCCTTCGGAAGCAAGTTTCCTTTCCATGAATTCAAGTTTATCCCTCTGTTCCTCGGTCAACGATGAACCCCATCCTTCCTTTTGCAATATCTTCTCCTTGTCCGAGCGTCGAACCTTTAATCCGCTTCCCTTCCACTTAAATAAAATTGTAATCCCCATTGTTTCTCCTCAGAGAAAAGAGAGGCAGGAAAACCTGCCTCTCTAAACATCCGTTTACGCATCGACAAAAGGCCCAACTCCATCGCCCCAGATATTGGAATAGAGGATACTATTGAGGGTCATGTTGTCCGCAACCGTAGGGTCTGCCGCACCAGTGAAACAATTTGCTATAAGTCCGGTAGAAGCGGCGGCGACAGAAACATATTTGTTCGGCGATCCGCCGGAAGGAACAGCATGATTGAACGTGAGATTCTTCATCAAAATCCTTGTGACGGCTCCGCTTGTTTTAATATCAGCCGTAACGTCTGCAGCCAGGGCTTCAAAGTCACAACCGTCGATGAGAATACCGACCGGAACAGAATTTCCGGCGCCGATTAAAATGCCGACGCTACAACCACTAAAAGTGCATTTTATGATTTGGTCATACCAGGCTGCATCTGTGATAAGGGCTCCAACGGATTGACCCAACCTGAACCAGCATTTGTAAAAAGTTGTTGCGAAAGCGAAGCGCGTAGATGCATCCGTCTTCGACATGACTTGACCAACCGTTGATCCGCCGCGCTTGAATCCGAGATTTTCAATATTGCAGTATGGAGCGGCAATATCAAGAACAGGGGAACTCGTCACCGAAGCATGACCTTGTAAAAGAGTCATCTGAGCGCCGGCAGGCGCACGACCCGGCCCCGTCCCAATGATGGAAACGCCATGTTTCGCATAGGGAATAGACCAATTCGCCGCTGTCGCCGGAGTAATTGCAGTTGGATCGCCTCCTGTTGTATCCGGAACCTTCGGCCTGATGTAAATAACATCCCCGGCTATGGATTTTGTAAGCGCTGTCGCCAGGTTCTTAAGATGACTGAACGTTGAAGTTCCTGCGTTGGTGTCATCGCCGTTCGTAGGATCGACATAATAATCATTACGCCAGTTATCGAAGAACTCAATCGACTTTTTGAACCGGATACTCTCATTGATATAGACGTAACCGTCCTTTTTCATACCTTTTAAAATCATTTTCGTCTCCTCCTAAAAGACTTTTTAAAATAAGGGGAGGCTGGCTCTAGGATGACCATTTCCTCCCCTTTCGTTCAAAAAATAGTCCCTCCGTCCGCCGTCTTATGTCGTGACTGTCAGCGTGTGCGCTCCGAGAGTGACGGCGTTCCAGAAGTTCCCGTCGCCGAAGATCAGAGTGCAGGCTGCAATCAGGTTGCTCCCGGTAACAAATGTCACCGCATCGGCGTCAAGGTCATTGAATGCCTTGATTTGGTTTGCCGACGCCGAAGCGACCGACATGTTCTGATCGACCGACTGGAAGAAGAGAAAGAAAACTCCCTTCTTGGGAAGCGCCGGCAACGTGTAAACGATGGCGTTGGTGTCGCCGTGTGTCGTGAAGAACGTCCCCGAATCCGCGTAGGTGACGGTATAGCTCGCCGTCTTCGTCTGGACCCTCAGCAAAATCTGCGGGCCGCTTGCGTAGTTCTGAGACAGATCCAGGAGTTCATCAACCCTGAGCTTTTTAAGCCATTGATTTGCCGCTTGAAAAAATCCCATCTTGTCCTCCTTACGCAGCCGCGTGCTTCACGGCATAGAGTTTGCCGAGACCCTGGGGCTTGTTCGACCCGAAGTTGTAATAATGCACCAGCGACGCGACCCATTCATCCTTTCCGGCTACGCGGGTTAAGATCCCGTTGTCGCCGGGGAGCCAGGTCATTCCGCCCTTTTCATAGGGGGAGTAAACCTGGAGGAAGTTCTCGTCGATGAACATCATGATATTATCCGGGCAGTCGAAGTCGTAGATGACCGGAAGCTTTCCCGACTTGCCGCCATAAAAGGTGAGGCCGCTTGTGCCTGCCCAAAGGGCAGGTTCGGGCTTGAGTCCGATCGTGCCTTCCCACTGTTCGAAAATCGCACGCCAGATGATCTCATTCGTGATGATGACGCTGGCCTTGCCGAACTTTTCGATCGCCATGATCGTTTCCAGGATCTTCGAATTCGTGACGGCTTCGGAAGCCATGTTCACTTCCTGAGCTCTCGCCCAGGCGTAGGTATCCCGGTCGATATTCTGGAACGATGTCTCCTGGATTCCGGTATAAGGATCGGAAGCCTCGATAATTCCGTGAAGACCCATAGGAACACCCGTCCCTGCGGCCTGTGAAGCCGCGAACGTGTCGTGATCGAAAATCCAGGCGTCGGCGCTTACCGTGATTGCCCGGTCGAACGTGACAGCCCTGTAACCGGCCGTCTGAGTGCCAAGGGCACTGATCATAACGCCCTCTTCCTCAAGATTGCCCGAGGTGTCGTAAATGTCGTATTCTCCGCCTGCATCGATGTAGTTCGTCGGATCAGTGTACCCGGCGGAGTCCGTCCCGAAGTTTGGGGAGTCGATATACCCGGCGGTCGAGTTCGATACGGCGGCATACATCGCGGCCAAGCGGCCTGATCCATCACCCCAGAACTGCCGATTGAGTTTCCGGGCGATCTGAATGCTCATGCCTTCCATCTCGGCCTTGAGCACATCCATGACGGCCCCCTTGCCCTTCGAGCAAGCCAGAGCCAAGCCGTCGAACTGAAGCTGGGCGTACATGCCGCGCTTCATGTAGATGATGAACTCGTCGTAACTCCCCTGCTTTGCCGTGGGAAGAGTCGAACTTGAAGATGGCCTGGCGCTCTTCGGCGATGCTGTCAGGCATTTGAAAACGGCGTACTTTCCTACGACGTGTGATGTGTCGGTTTTGAACCGATCGTAGAGTTTGCTGTGCTCTTTTATCTGAACGTGGAAACCAGGCATGACGAACTCTAAAAAGAGTTTGTCCGTGGCATTGGTCCCCATTGAGAAAACTGCCATGTGAGTAGTCCTCCTGTGTTATTGGTTGAGTCTGAACTTTCGTCCTAACTCTCCGAGCCCTTCGATGATTTCCGGGTCGGCCATGCCCTGTTCAAGGGCATCGCTTATTCCTTTGAACTCTCTTTTCGGAGGACGGACGGAAGGTTCCGTCTTGGTCACCCTGACAACGGGTTCTCCGGATTCTTCAAGCTTCTTGAGATAAACGTCTATCGCTTCCTGGCCGAGAGCTTCCGCGACTTTGGGGAACTTCGTTTTGACGATGTCGGCCGAAACTTCGCCCGGCCCATTTCCTCGAAAATACTTTTCGAGATAGGCCAGGTCCGTTGCCGTGTCTTTCATATATTCGGTCATCGTCTTCATCTTGAATCCCCGCTCGGACTTCATCCGAAGCGCGTCTTTGTTCGCTTTCAAAGCGATAAGACCTGAGAAAAGCTCCTGGCTGATGTTGCGTCCGTTTTCATCCAAGACCTGCTCGAATGGGACTTCCTTTGTGACTGAATTGAATGTTTCGGTGAGTTCCCTTTGGGCTCTTTCGAAGGAATCCACCTGCGCCCGACCTTTGAGGTTTTTATTCTCGCTTTCGAGAGTTCCCAGCCGTTCCTCCAGGCGCTTCATTCTTTCTGCGGCTATGGGGTCGAGTATTTCTTCCTCGGGCAGAGGTTCTTCCCTTCTCGGCACTCTCGCGCCTGGAAGTTCTCCGCCTCCGTCAAGAAATTCGACAATTCTCTCGATGTGCGGTGAAAGTCGCTCGATGCGCTCCTCCCGCGCTTGCAAATCCCTTTCCCATTCCGAATCCTTCTGACGCTCCTGGGTGTAGTGAGCGCCTTTCTGAGCGAGCGCATCGTGCTCTTCCTCAGAATAAACAGGAAAATCCTTTCCCTTGACCTTGAGAACTTTGTAAGGCTTCCTTTCTTCCGTCGGCTTGGCCTTCTTCTCTTCGTCGGGGCAGGGTGCGCCTTCGGGACAAGGGCGCTTTTCTTTCTTCTCGGGAGTTGGGGCGGTTTTTCCAACCTCCTCCATTTGCTCCGCGAACTTCATCATTTCATCGCCCTGAAAGAATCCTCTTTCGGGCATTTTGTAACCTTCTTCAGACTTCGGCGTTTCCTTTACTGCCGCTTGGTCTTTTTCTTCTTCCGGCATTTCGTCTCCTTACGAATTTACATTCCAGGTCCGCCCATCCCTTCAATCATGGGTTCATTTCCTTCGGTTGTCAAGGGGCCGGGCGGTGGGACCTCTCCGGCGGGGGCTGCGGCAGGCTGCAGGGCTGCAAGATAAAACTCTCTGTGTTTTTCGATGTGATCTTGAATGGCCTGCCATCTTTTCTCTTCCCACTTGGCCGCTTCTTCGGACTTTAAAAGGACGACGTGGATCTCAAGGTGGATCTCGTGATCGTCGTCCTTGAGCCAATTGACACCGCCCTCCTCTCTCGTTTTCTCATAGGTGTCGTCCATGAAAGCCTGGTTCTCGCGCATGGCTTTTTCGGTATCGGCCATGTCTGTCCTGAGCGCCTGCTCCGCCGTCCCCAGGTTCAGGAGTTGGTTGATCTTATTCCTGTTCTTATCATTCTGTTCAATAATCCCCTTCTCCCAGAGTTCGATGAGAAGGCGCTGCTGGATGGTCGTCGATTGGTTGAGCGAGACGCCGATCTCAAGCCGGACGTCGAAATTCGAGTTCAGGTCGGCCTTGTTGAAATAATCGATCGACGCCTTTCTTCCTTCGCCCATAATCTTCGTAAGACGCGGGTTGTCGTAGTGCTGGTCCATGAGAAGAAGCCTGAACTTGCACATCTCGATGATCGTTCGGTTTGTGCGCCTGACCATCGGGTCGAGTTTGATATTTTCCTGCTCAAGCATCATCGAATAGAGCGAAGCCGGGGCTCGGCTGGCATACTGGGGAAGCCTGGCATAACTCACCTCATGAATGTTCGAGACCCTGTCAATGGAACTTATAAGAAAATCCCTCCAGGCCATGACCTGCGCCGAAAGTTCCGGCACATTGATGGGCCGCGGTTCCCCGCGGCTGTAATCGACTTCGACAATCTCGAAGGAATCTATCGTCAACGAGTTGGCTCGCTTCAAAGCTCCTTGGCCCACGGACATCTTGGGCCTCCATGCTTCCAAGTGTTCGGAGATGATGGAGACGGTGCGGTTGAATTCCCGTTGAATCGGCTGAATGTAGCTGAGGGGGGAAGTGCCCCAGAAAGAATACGGGCTTTTCTTATAGAAAAAGAAGAAATAGCCGAGTTCCGTCTTCGGGTTCTTATTCGGGCCGCAGTAAACGGCGTGCTTTCCGAAAACTATGATCTTGCGGCCCTTGGGATAGTCCGCCGACTTCTTCTCAAGAAGGGTTTTGATCGTAAGGCCGTCCTCATCGCTTTCGCCCAGAGCCATATCCTTGTCTTTTTTCTCCGATTCGACCGTTTCTTCTATTTGCTCGGAAGTTATTCGGCCGTATTTCAGAAAAATATCCTTGACCTCTTCCTTTGTTATCTCTGCAATTTCGATGATCCCCTTCATCTGCTTCGGATTCTTGGCCGTATAAGGGAGTGGCCTGATATTGAAAATCGGGACGACCTCGACAACGACTTCTCCGGGAACGGTTCTCGGTTCCCCGCCTTCTTTTATCCTCTCCTTCGCCTCGGCCCCGGGATCCCAGAACCATTTCATGCAGCCCAACCCGGGTCTGGTCATGTCGTACTTGACTTCCTCGAAGATGTCCTCGATGCCGTTCGTATAATCGTTGTAATCGAGAAGCCGGCCGGCGACCTCCGCGCCGCGAATATCCTTCATCTCTGAGGAATTGGGAGTACCCGTCACTTTATAGGAAAGATTGATCTTGCTTTCTATGGCTTCGACAAGCGGCTTCATGAGGTTGATGACGACCTTCTTTTTCCTTCTCACGAGTTCGACCGGAATCATCGCCCGCTTGCTTTCGCTCCACTCGGAGAATTGTTCCCCCTCTTCCGTCCAGGCGATAAGTTCCCTCCATCTTCCGTGATGCTTCTTGACGACGGGATGATTTACGACCTGATCGGTCATCCAGGCGCAGAACTCCTCCTCTGTTTTCTCGACGCCATCGACCATAAACCATGAACCCGGCTCTTCGCCGTTTTTTTTCTGCGCTCTATCTTCTTCTTTTTCTTCGGCCATTTTCTGCCTCGGTTAATATAACAAATCGCCTTTTGTGGGCGGGGCGGATTCAACCGCTTCCATTTCTCTTAGACGTTTGAGTTCATAATCGAAATACTTTGAAAGAGAATCCGTCGCCTTCGCTATCTTCTCCAGGTTTCCGGACATTCCGCGAAAAACTTCCTTCATTTCCACGACCTGCGTCTCTATGACCCTGAGCGTCAGTTCGGTCGCCGGTTTATCCTCTTTTTTTTCAACCTTTTTCGGTCCTAGAATTCTTTTAATAAATCCTGTCGTTCTCAAGGTTCGAATCCTCCTCTCTGGCTCTAAAATACCGAGAAGCCCTCGCCATCTCGTCCTCGAAATCGGTTGTTCTTCTCTCTTCGGGCGTGCGGTCTATCCCCTTTTTCGGCGGGTTCATCTTATCGACAAAATAAGCGGCGCAGTCCAAAAGGTGCTTCGGGCAGTCCGGAAAATTCAAAAGTCTGTCCTCAAGCGTATTCATTCCCCTGCCCAAAAGAAAGCGTCCCGTCTCGACGTACTGCTTGATCCGTCGTATTCTTGAAATCTTGTCCCGTCCATACGGCGAAACCGTCGAGAAATTGGGCATCGATTCGATCTTTTCCCGGAATCCGCTCAGAACGATCTCGTATTTTTCCCTTTCCATCAAAATGTCGTCGGGATCGTATTCTCCCTTGAGTTTTATCATGAGTTCGACAAGCGCGAGAGGCGTTACGTTGACCTCTTCGGCAAAAAGACTGTAGATGTAGCCGGCCGGATCCACATCGCCAATATAAATTCCGGTGGCCGGATCGTCTTTCGAATCCAGTCCGCCGGGGTCTATAATCATCATGCGCTGATAGGACTTGGGAAGTTCCGACCAATACCTGATCCAGTCCGGATAACAAAGCCTGTCGGCATCGTCGATGACGACGAGCTCGTACTGGGTCGCAAAAAGGGAGCCTCCCATTTCAATCCGCTTTTCCTGAAAGTCTTCCCAGCAGTACATTTCCGGCATCGCCAGGATCCCGATCTCGTCTTTTATCGAAAGCGCCCCCCGGTCATCCGGGAAGGCATAGGGGACGATGAATTTGTCGTATGTCGAAACATTCTTCATGATATGCGAAATCAAATCCTTGTGATGATAAGGGGTTCCGACATCGACCTCCATCCCGATATTGAATTTCTTGTATTTCGTCAGGATGGATTTCTGGAGTTTCCATTTGCGGATGACGGATTTTCTTTCCGTTTCCGAAAAGGCGTTGTCGTCGTTTACCAGGTCGTCGTTGATGATGACCTGATAATGGCGCATGACCTGGCGCGTTTCAAGGGACGCAACGTGGAACCTGACATCCTTATACTCGACCATCTTCTGCGTCCAGCGCCGGTAGGAGGCGGGGTTCGACGGCACTTCCGGGAAGATCCAATGAAGGCGCTTGCAGTTGAGAATCGTCTGCCTGAAGTCTTCTGAGAAAATGGCGGCGTTGTCCTTGGAAGAAGTATTGTAGCAGATCCCCAGGCTCTCGCCTTTGGCGACGGCCCAGCAGAAAAGGAAGAGACAGAAGCCGAGAAGGACGGTTGTCTTGAAACTTCCCCGGAACATGGAAATGAATTTCTTTTTGGCGTTCTTGTTTTCGAGAAAGCGGGAAAGGTGTTTCTGAAGGATGCCGAAATTCTGGAACTTATCCTGCCAGGCGGTCGAAAGAACCTCGGTCATGAAAAAGAAAAGAAGTTTCGACGCGTTCCTCCACCACGACCTCGGTTTGAGGTCGGCTTCGTTAGAGGAGGGGGCGTTCGGCTTCGGAAAGTTCTTCTCTATTGTCATTTCCATCTTCAATCGGCTCCACGTCGATGCACTCCTGAAATGTTTTTTCCGCTTTCCGCTGGTCTTCTATGGAAATATGATACTCTTCGGAATGATGGACATCGACCTTTTGAACGGGCACGGGATATCCGCCGTAAAGCTTGACGCCTTCCTGCCAGGCTTTAAGTTGCACGACATTATCGGGCATGTCGGGGGCGAAGGGATGCTTGGCCTCAAGGAGCTGGGCGTGTTTCTCGACAAGTCGTTCGAGCGTGATGTTTTTCTTCACCATGATGGCCCGAACAGCCTTGTTCAGATTCGTTGAATAGAGCGTTTCGTAGGCGTTTTTCGCGGCGTAAAGCGGAGCATATCCGGCCTCTACGTAGGCCTTTTTAAGACTTCCCCCTTCAAACGAGAAATTGTACTTCGTCCCCCAGATCTCGAAAAACTTCCTCTGTTTTTCCGTCGTCTTCGGCGGCAGGGCGGGAAGGAGTTCTTCCGTCATCATGATACCTTAACAGGAATATCAATGAAAACTTCTTTTGCATTATGAGTGTGAGGAGGAACAGTAATCATTTCCTCGGATACTTCTACCCATCCCTTTCCATTACAACCATAACAGGTTTCATCAGGCCAAGAAAATGTTGAACCATAAAAACCATAAACCCTCCCGCAAAAACCATAAACCCTCCCGCTTCCTGAACACACGGGACATAAAACAGCTTTCATTAAAGTTTTGCCTCCGCCGCCGGGCATCCGCGTCTCTTTACTGTTTCCGATTCCCGCGTAAGGGGCGCGGCTTTTTCGATCTCCTTTTTCAGGTCTTTGCGCAAATCTTCAATAGACATCTTTTCCCGGCTGGGAAGGTCCTCGGCGCGGAGGGGCGGCAAAGGCATTATTGCCGACGCCCGGGGTCGCGGGGTGGGCGTGGGATGGGGCTTGAGTTCCGTTCCGATTCCGGCGGAAATCCTGAGTTCGGCTTCGAGTTCGGCGTTCCGCTTGCGAAGATATTCAAGTTCCTCCTTGGCCGACATCCTGGATACCGGCCTGGCATGGTCCTTGAAATATTCCTGGATGAGCCCGAGCGGAACAATGTACCTCGTGTTCTGATGGACGATCCTGAAGTCTTCGCCTTTTTGTTCTGCCGCCGAAAGCATCGAAACCAACTGGTCAACGCTGAAGGCGGTCCCACCCCCGATTGCTGTCACCAGTTCGGGAAACGAGACTTGCCACCATTCGTGCGCTACTTCTGTTCGTGGCATGATAACTCCTTATCCTTTTTTATTTTTCTGGCTTCTCAGGAGGCCCTTGTGGGCCATATTGAGAACCTGAAGATACGGTATCGCTTCGCTCTTTGAAGAATAACATTTCTTGACTTTTCCCGTATCCACCTCTACGACGCAAAATTTTCCGCCTTTGACTTTTAATTTGACTGGCATTTAAGTTCTCCCCTTAATAGAAAAATGTGCATAACAATAGAAACTTAACACTAATTTTTGGAAAGTCAAGGAAAAGATATGAAGCCGCCGACCCGCTCCGAAGATAGTGAAAGGAGGTTGACGATGGTCAGGATCGGGGAGCCGGCGGCTTTTGTTCCGGCTCCAATGCGTTGGCGATTTCAGAATGCTTGAGGACATATATCAAATCGATATTAGCTTTTTCCCTGTCGTGGAACCTGAGTTCAAGCGCCGGAGAAAGAAGAAAAGAATTCATCAGTTGGAACAGGAAATCCTCACGGCTGACGGGCTTCTTGCTTTTAGCCTGGAGAATATCGTACAGTTCCTTAACCGTTACCTGTTTTATGACTTCTCGCATTCTGCTCCGCTCTTGAGCTTTTTCAGGATGAATGTCAGAAGAGCATCGAGGAGGTTCCCGCCCTTTTCAAAAGCAAGGTTCCCGTCCTCCAGCCTGAAATAAATGTCGGCGTGCCCCGTCTCGGCGAACTGATAAACGGCGTGAACGTCGCATCCCTGTTTCCTTATCCAGACAATCGCATCCTCGATTGTCCAGAGCGGCCAGAAATTCGCAGGCTCTTTCGGCCTCGACCCGGACTCTTTCTCATACCGGGCCACGACCTCTCCGACGTCATCGTCCCAGAAAATATCGGCTGGGCCCTCAAGCAGACGCCAGCAGAGTTTGGAAATCTCTCTGGATAATTCGACCTGCTCTTTATCCGGCTTGAGGTTATCCTTGTGGGGACCTCTCGTCATGCCGAATACGATCGCCTCTTTATGAAGAAGCGCCTGCTGGATCCGGCCTCTGCAAAGCGTAACGTCGATTAACATGGCCTAGCCCTTAATCCTTACTCCAAGAAACAGGAGGAATTCGGGAAGTTTGGAGGAACGAATGACAGACACCGCAGCATGAACGATGGTTCCGGCCGTCGAGAAAGAATCTTCCGGCCCCGACGGTATCTGATATGGTGCTATCATCGTTTCCTGAAACTTCTCCACCGCAGCCTCGTAGAGTTGCCCGTCAACGGTAAAGATGCCCGACTTTTCTCCGATGAAAGTATTGTGGTCGGCATTAATCATTTCCCGGTGCATCTTCAAGTGGACATCCAGAAGCCTCTGCAGCGCCCTGTCGGAAGTCCGCCTCTTCTTCCTGTGAAACAACCTCCAAACAATCGGCCTTACTTTCCTCACCTTCATGTCAACCTCCTATGGCCTTAAGACACAGACGCCGTCCTTTAAAAAATCAAGTGCCTCATCCAGCTTCTTAAAGAACGTTTCCCCGAATTCCTGCTTCTTGCCGGCTTCTCTCCTGCCCTCTGCATCAAGATTGTCTTTCGGATAATAGACTATCCAGCCATTCTCGATCTTGTGAATTGTATAGTTCATGTCAACCTCCCATAGTTTTTTACCTTCGGTAAGTGAACGGATGGACCTATAAAGGTCGAGATCATATTTCCATATTACAATCGCCGCCTTTGACCAAAGCGGTTCCGTCCGGATTCTTATAAACCGTTCTAATCGTTCAATCTCTTCATCAACCCTTGTCAGGACTTCTTTTCTTGTCATCGTCAGCCTCTACCTACTATCACGATTACAGGGCCCCATGTCAACCCACTACCCTAAAAATTCGGTAGTGGGTCAGTTTGAAAGATTCGGCTATTGACTAGCAGGATAGAAAATGCCATATTGTTTATATGCTAAAGCGCACAAGCAAGAAACAAGAGGACGAAAACACCATCGCCGCTCAGATAGTAGACCTAACGACCGGGGAACCACCCAAAGAAAAGAATCCTGCCGCTGTTGCTTTGGGAAGATTAGGTGGTCTAAAAGGTGGAAGGGCCAGGGCAAAAAAGTTATCGCCAAAAAAGCGAAAAGAGATAGCCAAGAAAGCGGCTTTGGCAAGATGGGGTAAGAAATAGAATCGTCCGGCACGTGAAGGAAAATAAGCCCTAGGTGGCTTATCCAATCCATGGTTTCTGGCACAAACCCACGACCGGACGATTTTTTTATTTGCTATTGACAATTACACCAAAAGATACTATATT